GGCTGCATCTCTCCTGCTGTCGCGCGACGCCCCTCCTGCGGAGGACAAGCCGAGCGAGGCGGCCACCACCGACGACACACAGCCGGCTGCCGAGCCGAGCGGCGAACTCGAGGACGCCGCGGCCGGTGAGCAGCAGGCAACGGATGAGCCGGCACCGCAGCCGACGCAGCCCGAGCAACCGACGTTCTCCGTCCGCGTGGACGGCCAGGAACAGAAGGTCACGCTCGACGAGCTGCTGAACGGATACCAGCGGACAGCCGACTACACCCGCAAGACGCAAGCGATCGCGGAGCAGCGCAAGCAGGCCGAGGCGGAACTCGCCGCGGCCCGTGCCGAGAGGCAGCGCTACGCCGAGACGATGCGTCAGCTCGAAGCGCAAATGAACCAGGCGCAGCCCGAGCCCGACTGGAACAAGCTCTACGCCGAAGACCCGCTCGAGTATGTCAGGCAGAAGGACGCCTGGCGTGATCGACGGGAGCGGGCGCAGGCACTCCAGGCGGAGCAGGCGCGCCTCGCTCAACTCCAGCAGGCCGAGCAGCGAGCGCTGCTCGAGCAGCACCTGGCGGTCGAGCGGCAGCGGCTCGTCGAGGCCATCCCAGAATGGCGCGACGAGACGAAGGCGGCGAAGGAGCGTGAGGCGATCGTGACGTGGGCGAAACGGGCTGGCTTCTCCGATGCGGAGATCGCGCAGTCCTACGACCACCGAGCGGTGAACGTGCTGCGCAAAGCGATGCTCTTCGACGAACTGATGTCGAAGAACCTTGCCGACAAGCAGCCGGCCAAGCCGGCGCCAGCGATGGCGCGGCCAGGCACGCCACCGAGCAAGAGCGACGTTTCCTCGAAAGCCCGCCGGGAGGCTCTCTCCCGGTTGTCGAAGTCCGGCCGCATCGATGATGCGATCGACTTCCTGATGACGAGGTAATTCAACATGGCGACGTATCTCACCAGCAACGCCGTCGGCGAGCGCGAAGAGCTCGCGGACGTCATCTACCGCATCGACCCGACCGACACGCCGATCTTCTCGGCGCTGAAGAAGGAGGGTGCGCGCGCCGTCTACACCGAGTGGCAGGTGCAGGAGCTGGCCGCGGCGAGCTCGAGCAACTACCAGAACGAGGGCGCGGACTACTCCTACGTCAACCCCTCGGCGACCACGCGCCTCGGCAACTACCACCAGATCAGCGTGAAGGCGGCCTCGGTCTCCGGCACGCTCGACGCGGTGGACAAGGCCGGCCGCGACCGCGAGACGGCCTACGTCAAGACGCTCAAGGGCCTCGAGCTGCGTCGCGACATCGAGAAGGCGCTCGTCGTCGACACGGCGAAGAGCTCGTCCGATCCGCGCAAGGCCGGCTCGCTGTCGACCTGGATCACCAACACGTCGCTGTCCTCGACCGGCACCGCGTCGACCAACCCGACGGGCGACGGCTCGGACGTTCCGTCGCTCACCGGCACCGACCGCGCGATGGCGATCACGCAGATCGACGCGGCGATGCTCGCGGCCTACGAGGACGGCGGCAAGCCGTCGATCATCGCGATGAGCCCGACGAACAAGCAGGTGTTCTCGAACCTGTCGTCGGCTTCGGTGGCGACGAACCAGATCATCACGTCGGCGAACAAGGACGCGGCCTACATCGGCGCCGTCTCCCTGTACCGCTCCGACTTCGGTGAGCTGAACGTCGTGGTCGATCGGTTCATGGGCAACGACCGCCTGTTCCTGCTCGACACCGACTACGCCTCGATCACCACGCTGCCGGGCCGTAACTTCACGGTCAGCGACGTGGCGCCGACGGGCGACGCGACCAAGTTCGCGATCATCGCGGAGTGGTCGCTCAAGGTGCTGGCGCCGAAGGCGCACGCGGCGGTCTACGACCTGACCGGCGCGTAAGCAGCGCACAGCACGCGACTGCGGAGGGCGGCGGGGCAACTCGCCGCCCTCTTTCTTCTGCAAGAAACCAGCGAGTTCCTTCCATGCGGAAGCTCATCAAGAGCGACCCGGCAACCGGCACGCGCACCTGGCTCGAATGGGACGGCGACACGCCGGTCTTCGCGCTCGAGCAGAACGTCGACGCCATCGTCGACGCGAACAAGGCGGCGCAGAACGACGTCGGCAGGGGATCGTTCATGCGCCACGGCGGCCCGCAGAAATACGCCGAGATCCCGGCCGCGATCTTCTGGGCGAAGGTGAAGGAGTTCGGCTGGCCGCGTGACAACCCGCAGGCCTGGCGCGACTTCGTGAACCATCGCGACTACCGCCACTTCCGCACGATCGGGGCGACCATCTGATGGCGATCACGACCTACAGCGAGCTGAAGACCGCGGTCGCCAACTGGCTCGCGCGCAGCGACCTGACCGATCGCATCCCAGAGTTCATCGCGCTGGCCGAGGCGCGCATGTCGCGCGCGCTCGAGACGCGCGCCCAGGAGAAGCGCGCGACCTCGACGATGACGGTCGGCGACGCCTACATCCTGCTGCCCAGCGACCTGCGCTCGGTTCGGTCGGTCAAGCTGCTGACCTCTCCGGTCTCGACGCTCGACTACCTGTCGCCGGACGGCCTCGACACGAACTACCCATCGACCGGCAACGGCAAGCCGGTGGCGTACACGGTGATCGGCAGCGAGATCCGCTTCGCGCCGGCGCCCGACGACGACTACGACGTCGAGATCGCCTACATCACCGGCGTCACGGCGCTGTCGGATGCGTCGCCGACGAGCACGCTCCTGACGCGCTACCCCGACGCCTACCTCTACGGCGCGCTGGCTGCGGCGGCCGTCTACCTCATGGACGACCCGCGCGTGCCTCAGTTCGAGCAGCTGTTCAGCCGCGCGCTCGCCGAAATCTCGACCAGCGAGGATGGCGCCAAGTTCGGCGGCTCGTCGCTGGTCATGCGCCTCGCCTGACAGGAGCTGCCATGTCCAAGTCCAATGCCTTCGAGCAGAGCCTGCTCGAGCTGCTGTTCAACAACAGCAACATCGCGAACGTCGGCGACGCGACCGGCCTGCGCGGGTCGAGCACGGCTGGCAGCCTCTACATCGCGCTGCACACGTCCGATCCCGGAGAGGCTGGCTCGCAGACGACCAACGAGTGCGCCTACACGAGCTACGCGCGACAGGCGGTCGCGAGGTCGGTGGCCGGCTTCACGATCAGCGGCAACACCGCGTCGCTCGCCGCGAACGTCGACTTCCCCGAGGCGACCGGCGGCAGCGAGACCGCGACGCACTTCTCGATCGGCACCAGCTCGTCTGGCGCTGGATCGATCCTGTACAAGGGAAGCATCACGCCGACCGTCGCCATCTCGTCGGGCGTCATCCCGCGCGTCAAGTCTGGCTCGATTGTCACCGAGGACTGATCCATCGTGGCTGTGATCGTCACAGTCTCGCCGGAGATATCGCTCGACAGCCTGACCACGTCGATCGACGAGCTCGTCGAGACGCTCGACACCATTGGCCTGCCGCATGGCGTCGCGACGTGCGCCGCGGCATCCGGCCGCGTGGTCGCGGCGTTCCCGCAGGCGTCGATTGACAGCTTCTCGACGTCGATCGACGCCCTCAGTGGATCGATCGACGACCTGGGGCTCATCAAGGGAGCGGCGACAGTTTCTGCGTCGGCTGCACGAATTGCAGGTGCAGCAGCGTCAGCTACCGGAGCTGCTTCTGCGGCGTCCATTGCGTGCGGCATCGCATCCGTGTCGCCGTCGGCTGCTGGCGCTGCGGCCGGCAATGCTTCGTGCTCGCGCATCGTCGCAACATCCGCAGCAGCGAGCTCGGCCGCGAGCGGCGCGGCGGCGAGCGGCGCCACGGTTGGCGTCCAGGCGAGCGCGGCCGGGTCGGCGACGGCCAGCGCGCTCGCCTCGAGGTTCCTGCAGGCCAGCGCGGACATCGCGTCTGGATCTGCAAGCGTGGCTGCGCTTGCAGTGCCGACGCTTGCGACGGCCATCGTGCCGGCGGCAGGCGTGGCGACGGCATCGGCGGCCGGCAATCTGTTCCGCGCTGGCACCGGATCGTGCGAGGCGGGCGCAACGGCTTCTGCGACGGTGGTGTCGTTCGCATTGACGATGCCCGCGTCGAGCGGCGCGGCATCTGCTGGCGCGGACGCACTGCGTATCGGCTGGGGGCTCGGCGTCGCCGGCGCCGAAGCATGGTCCGAGCAGGCGGCCGGCGCGGAGGCCTGGTCGCAGGCCGCGGCCGGCAGCGAGACATGGTCCGAGCAGGCAGCCGGCGCTGAGACGTGGACCGACGCGGCGAACGGAAACGAGACCTGGGCAGAGGCGGCATGATCGAGCTCGGACAATGGCTGCCTGACCAGCCGGCGCTGAACAGCCCGGGTGTGACGGTGGCGAAGAATGCACAGCCGGCTGCCCGCGGCTACAAGCCGTTCCCGGCGCTGTCGGCGCTGTCGCAAGCGGCGACCGAGCGCCTGACCAACATCGCCGCCACGAAGACCGCAGGCGGCACCGTCACGATCTACGCCGGCGGGCTGTCGAAGCTCTGGAAGTTCACGAAGAGCACCGGCGCGCTGTCTGACGTGAGCAAGAGCGGCGGCTACGCGACGGCTTCGACCGACAGGTTCTACTTCACGACCTTCGGCGACCGGCTCATCGCCTGCAACAACGCAGACGCGATCCAGTCGATCTCGATCACCAGCGGCGGCAACTTCGCCGACCTCGTCGCAGGACTGTCGTCCAAGTTCATCACCACGGTACGCGACTTCGTCGTGAGCGCCAACGTGACCGAGAGCGGCACGACCACGCCATACAGGGTGCGCTGGTCGGCGATCAACGACGCCACCAGCTGGACGGTCGGCACCAACCAGGCGGACTACCAGGACATAGCCGATGCCGGCGCGGTCACGGGGCTGTGCGGTGGCGAGTTCGGGGTCGTGTTCCTCGAGCGCGCGATTGTGCGGATGCAGTACGTCGGCTCGCCGCTCGTCTTCCAGTTCGACCGGGTCGAGACCGCGCGCGGCTGCGAGTACCCAGGCAGCGTGGTGCAGCTTGGCGCGACCTGCTTCTACATCGCGTCCGACGGGTTCTATGCCTTCGACGGCAACGCCTCGCGGCCGATCGGCAGCGAGCGGGTTAACCGCTGGTTCTTCGAGAACTCGAACGCGGCCTACCGCGACAGGATCACCGCCGCCGTCGATCCGCTCAACCAGATCGTGACCTGGTCGTTTCCCTCCGCGCAGAGCGGCGGAACGCCAGACAGGCTGATCATCTACAACTACGCCATCGACAAGTGGTCCTACGCCGAGGTCACTAACGACTTCGTCGGGGCGCTGTTCAATGCGTCATACACGCTCGACGATCTCGACAGCATCTCCGGTTCGCTCGACGCGCTCGGCGTGTCGCTCGACAGCTCGTCGCTCAAGCTCGGCAAGTTCGTGTTTGGCGGTGGCGTGGACAACAAGATCGGCACGTTCACCGGCTCATCGCTCGAGGCGACGATCGAGACCGGCGAGGCCAACCTGGTCGACGGCGGCCAAGCACTGGTCACGCAGGTGACGCCGCACACGACCGGCGGCACGGTGACCGTGCAGGTCGGCGAGCGCGCGCGTCAGCAGGACAGCGTGAGCTACGGCGCGGCGGCGTCGCTCAACGCCGCCGGCTTCTGCCCGGTGCGCTCGGCTAACAAGTTTCATCGCGTCAGGCTCAACCTGACGGGTGAGTGGACGCAGGCCTATGGCGTCGACTTCGCGGCCAGCAGGACCGGCAGGCGCTGATGGCAGACAACCAATTCCGCGGGCTGCCTCTCGCGCATGGCGCGCGCGACGTCTACGAGATCGTCAACAGCCTGCGGGATGGCAAGGTCAACTCGACCGGCAGCGTGACGCTGACGGCGAGCTCGGCGACCACCACGGTGTCCGACCTGCGGGCGGGGCAGGACAGCGTGATCC